ACTTTGTCCCAGCCACTAGAACTAGTCCGTGGGCTTCTACGATTAGTCATACTGTTACTGTTACATTTGCATCAGCGGACGCAGCCCGTTTTTATTTTAATAGTGGCGGAAATTTTAAATTCAGTGCTAGTTTTACAAATTACACAAGCGGTACTAGTCTTCTTGTTAATCGATCTTGGGCAACATTGTTGACTAACATGGGTATTATATCAATGAGTGCCAATACTACTACAAGCACCGGCACAGGAACTTCGCAGAATATTGGATGGTATAACTTAACAACTACTAATCAGTTGATTTTTACAAAATTTGTTGATGCAGCCGATAGCCAATATTCTCCAAATCAATATGATTTGTATGCTAGACGAAATGCAGGATCTACACAAGTGATCTTTACGCCAACCTTTTCTTATACATCCGCAGGATCGGGCGGATATGCTTTCGAGCCAGCAAACGGTACATTGACTAGTATTTCTCAACAATATTATGCCACTGGTTCGAATGTATCGGTAACTCCTCCTACTGCTGTAGTTTCAGGTTTATAACTCTAAATTCGTTGACTAGATAATTAAAGTAGTGTATTATACTACTTGTGGAGTTATCTATGGACGAAAGAATTGAAAAAGCGTTTGAAACAGCCAATTACATGGCTACATTGTCAAACCAACGAAGAATTATTTTAGAAGAATTTGATCAACAGTTAATATACTATATTAACGGTGCTGTATTTAAAATTAACAGCAATTTGATTACTTATGTCAAGACTGTATTGGATCTTGGACATACAACTGACGTTGTATTTGTTGATTCAAACAACTCTCCTGTGCAAATTCAAGATGTTCAAGAATTTTTTGATGCTGTTACTGAACAGTATTTTCTTGCGTTGAATTCGTATTCAAACAAATATACAGAAATCAAAAAACAACGTAGAATACAGGGTTTGATTGAGCTATGAACTGCGGAGCAGTAATATTTGCCCAGAATAATTCTGCAATTGATTATGTCAAAATGGCAGCGTTTGCTGCCACACGGATCGATAAATTTTTAAAAATTCCAGTATCTGTAATTACAGACAGTAAAAGCTGGTTATTAGAAAGCCAACCCGATCATATATTTGAACAAGTAATTGAGATACCTGATAGTGCGGCATTTCATACTCGCAGGTTTAATGATGGGTCATTATCATCTAAAATTCTCGATTGGAAAAATCTATCAAGAAGCCAGGTATATGATTTAACTCCGTATGACAGAACACTTGTAATTGACAGTGATTATATAATTAATTCATCAGTACTCGCAGGTGCATTAACACATGCTGCAAATTTACAAATATACAAAGACAGTTTAGATATTTCTAATTGGCGTACAAATAAAGGATACCGTAGAATTAATCCGTACTCAATTCCATTTTATTGGGCCACTACATTTATATTTGAAAAGAATCCAATTATGAAAACATTTTTTGATTTAATTGAATACATAAAATTAAATTGGAATTATTTTAGAACTTTGTACAGTATCGAATCTCCCACTTTTAGAAATGATTTTGCTTTTAGCATTGCTATACACATTATGAACGGCAAAACCAATGGTACGTTTGCGGATGAATTACCTGGCAAAATGATCTACTCTACTGACCGTGATATTCTTGTCACACTCGATGATACTACTTTAAAATTTCTTGTGGAAAAACAAGACTATCTTGGAGAATATACTGCGGCAAAAACAAGTGGTATTGATGTCCATGTTATGAATAAAGCCAGTTTAAGTCGATTTATTGATGGAGGTACAGGTGTCTAAAGGCTTTTTAGTACTCGCACAAAATACAGATACTGTTGACTACGTCAAACAGGCATATGCATTGGCATTGTCGATCAAATATAGTCAGACAACTGTATCAATGATATCGTTGGTAACAAATGATAAAGTTCCAAAAAAATACAAATCGGCATTTGATCAAATTATTCCAATTCCGGGAAATGACGATGCTGCTGATACAAAATGGAAAGTTGAGAATCGCTGGAAATTATATCATGCAAGCCCTTACAATGAAACCATTATCTTAGATACAGATATGTTGTTATTGGATGACGTTTCTTCTTGGTGGAATTATTGTGAGCATTTTAATATTAGATTTTGCTCTACTATTAAAAATTACAAATTGGAAACAATTGTAGATACTGTGCATCGTAAAGCATTTATTTCTAATAATTTATCTAACCCATATTATGCATTACATTACTTTAAGAAATGCGACGAAAGTCTTGTTTTTTATAAAGCACTAGAATTTGTATGTAATAACTGGGAATGGGCATATTCTGAATTTGCACCCGTAGATTATCAACCTTGGTTAAGTATGGATTTGGCCAGTGCTATTGCAATTGAAATGTCTGGTATGCAAGATGACGTGTTTGATACTAATTCTCCCTTGCATTTTATACATATGAAAACACCGTTACAAGCCTGGCCAATATCGCCAGTAAGTTGGCAAGATACTGTTCCTTATGTATTGACATCTAAAGGAAACTTGATTGTTGGCAACATTAAACAGCCTGCATTATTTCATTATGTAGAAAAGAATTTCTTAACAGACAGCATACTTGATAGATTAAAGGAATTAGCAAATGGAAGATATTGAAGATTGCCTTAGCCCCGAAGAAATTGCAGCCGCAATGGCTCCTGCGGTACAAACTTATAGATGCTATTTTGATATTAAGACTGGTGACATATTGGCTATTTCAAACGAAGAAAACAGTCAGTATGAACAAGGAATTGTGATAGATTATCCTTTATATGAAAAGTTTGTAACGGGGGTAGAACAATTTAAAGACTGGGCAGTGACGAGAACAAAAAATCCTGATAGCGAATCTGGGTTGGAACTTGTTCCTAGAATGCAACAGGAGTTGTTTTTTAAAAACAATATGTTTGAATGGATTACTGCCAAGCCCAATAAAAAGACAGAATTAACAGTACACTGGAGTCCAAACGAAAGCATGTGGATTTTCTTAATATCAGATAAAGTTAGACAACAGTATTACGATAATAAGTATCCCATGGAGACATTGACTTTTTTCATTACATTAGAAACTGACTTTGACTTTTTAGTTAGAACAATTACTATTAACATAAAAGATTTAGTATTGGATAAAGTGTGCGTTCCCTTTACAAGTAGTGTAGAAGAAAAAATAGATAAAATTTCAATATCTACTAAATCCTTATTTTCATCATACGGATTAACAATTTGGAAGAAAACTGAAGAATGAGCAAAACAATAAAAATTATAGATCAGGATATTATATTTCTAAGTTACGATGAGCCCAATGCTGAAAAGCATTATGCAGATCTAGTTGCTAAAGTACCCTGGGCCAAACGTGTGCATGGAGTCAAGGGCAGTGATGCCGCACACAAGGCATGTGCTGCCAAATGCGAAACTGAATATTTTGTCACAGTAGATGGCGATAATATTGTTGATCCAAAATTTTTAGAAGTTGAAATAGACATAAACAAACTGGGATTAACGCCTAACCATGTATTCAGTTGGTGTGGCAAAGTACATGTTAATGACCTCATGTACGGAAACGGTGGACTTAAAATGTGGACACCTAAGTTTGTTAATGAGATGAAAACACATGAAAACTCCGATGCTAACGATACAAAAGGATTAGTTGAATTTTGCTTTGATGACAAGTATTATCAGTTTAATGAAAACTACAGCGAGAGCTTTACCAATGCCACTCCTTTCCAAGCATGGCGTGCCGGCTTCCGTGAGGGTGTAAAAATGTCACTGGATCAAGGAGCCAAAGTTCCTGATCTTAAAACAATATGGTGGCAAAATTATCACAGATTGCTGGTGTGGTGTAATATCGGTGCTGATGTTACTAATGGGTTATGGAGCATGTATGGTGCAAGAGAAGGTGCTTATCTCACTAATTGCACTGATTGGGATTACAGTAATGTCCGTGATTTTGATTGGCTCACAAAACAGTGGGAAGAAAAATACAGCAAGATTACGGACGAAATGTTGCCCTATGAAATCATGGGCTTAGGAGAAACTTTAATTCACGAATGTAAATTAGAGCTTAGTAATGTTGATGCAAACGGTAGTAAATTTTTTAAAACTGTGTTTAACAATACACCCCGAATTATAAGGAAACGATAATGTACGATATTATTTTTATCAGTCGAAATAATAAAAGTTCTGAATTGGATTTTAACAGACTAAAACAATCTTGGCCATTTGCAAAGACTGCTAAGTCGTTTAGAGACGCACAGAAAAACTCTACAACTAAGTTATTCTGGGCAATCTGGCCCGATGTAGTAGTGGACATAAATTTTAACTTTGATTATCGTCCTCCGGTACACGAAGAAAAATATGTTCATATTTGGCCAAATAGTGCTGACCGCAATTTGCCATCTGTAGGATTGTTTCCTAAAGACAAAGCAGTGACTGATAAAGAAATAGAAAATAGATTCTTTTCAGGTATGATAAAAATGAATACAATAGCAAGTCACACCAAGTATTATGACATTGTGTTTATTGCATATAATGAAGAGTATGCAGATGAAAATTACGAAAAATTAATAAGACATGCTGGTGTTCAGCATAACGATATTCATAGAGTTGACGGTGTCAAAGGAATTCATCAAGCACACATCGCTGCCGCCGAAGTAGCAACTACTAATATGTTTTGGGTAGTTGATGCCGATGCTATTATTAATCCTCAATTTAGATTTAATTCTATGTTGTCTGAAAAAGAAAATGATATTGTCCACGTGTGGCGTAGTCAAAACCCTGTAAATGGATTAGAATACGGTAATGGTGGAGTAAAACTATTACCCCGTGAATTGACACTAAATCTCGATGTTAATAGTAC